GAGGTGGAGACCAGGCTGAAAGTGGAACTTTCAAGTTCCTTTGTAAGGCAGCTGCACTTCCAGCATCGGTTGTTGCATCTTACAATGTACCTTTCAGAGGTAGAAACTTGAAGGTTGCTGGAGACAGAACTTTCAATCCATGGACTGTTACCATCATCAATGATGAGGACTTCCAACTCAGAACTGCATTTGAAAGATGGGCCAACGTCATCAGTAAGCTTGATGATGCAACTGGTGTTACCAACCCAACTTCATACATGACTGATGCATATGTTCAACAGTTAGGTAGAGGTGCTGAAAGATTTGCAACCACGAATGAGGGTGGTGAGTCAGCAGTTCTTAGAACTTATAAGTTCTTTGACATCTTCCCAACTAACATTAGTGAAATTGCTCTGAGTTATGATAGCTCAGACACATATGAGACCTTTGATGTAACCTTCGAGGTTCAATACTTCACTATTGGTAACTCTCTGGAGTCTAGTGGTACTAACACTGGTGAAGTTCTGATTGAATGATAAATAACTAGACAAGACAGTCTAATAAATCATAATGACCAGATTATTTGGTTTTTCAATTGAAGATAGCGAAAAGACCCCTGCTGGTGTAGTTTCTCCAATCCCACCCTCTAATCAGGATGGAAGTGAGAACTTTGCCAGTAGTGGTTTTTTTGGTAGTTATAATTTAGATATTGAGGGTCTCTATAAAAATGAGACTGACTTAATTAGAAGATACAGACAAATGGCACTCTATCCAGAGTGTGATAGTGCGATTGAAGATATTGTAAATGAAGCAATCGTATCTGACACAAATGATAGTCCAGTTAAGATTGAACTTTCAAACTTAAATGCAAGTGATAAGATTAAAACTATTGTAAGAGAAGAGTTTAATTATATTCTTGAGCTTTTAGACTTTGATAAAAAGTCACATGAAATCTTTAGAAATTGGTATATTGACGGAAGACTTTACTATAATAAAGTTATTGATCTCAAGAATCCTCAAGAAGGTATTCAAGAACTGAGATATATTGATGCTTCAAAGATTAGGTATATAAGAAAATTGAAAAAGACTGGTGAGGATAGTCTTCAGTCAGCCAGAAATCAGTACAGTAATTCTGATAATCTAGCATATAATTTTCCTGAGATAGAAGAGTATTTTATCTATACACCTGATAGTTCAACTGGTACACGAGGTTCAGGTTACGGAGGTAATCCCCAAAAGGGTATCAAGATGACCCGTGATTCTGTCACCTATTGTACATCTGGATTAGTAGATAGAAACAAAGGTCTTACATTATCCTGGTTACATAAGGCAATCAAACCTCTCAATCAGTTGATGATGATTGAGGATTCACTGGTTATCTATCGTCTTTCCAGAGCACCAGAACGTAGAATTTTCTATATTGATGTTGGTAATCTTCCAAAGATTAAGGCAGAACAATATCTTCGTGATGTGATGATGCGTTATAGAAATAAGTTGGTCTATGATGCAAATACTGGTGAGATTCGTGATGATAAAAAGTACATGTCAATGATGGAAGACTTCTGGCTTCCTAGAAGAGAAGGTGGTAGAGGAACTGAAATCACTACTCTTCCTGGTGGTCAGAATCTTGGAGAAATCACAGACATCAATTACTTCCAGAGAAAGTTATATAGATCATTGAATGTTCCCGAAACTCGTATTGAGGGAGAAGGTGGTTTCTCTCTTGGTCGTTCTTCTGAGATTTTAAGAGATGAAATTAAGTTCTCCAAGTTTGTTGGAAGAATGAGAAAGAGATTCTCTTCTATGTTCAATGATATGTTGAGAACTCAACTTCTTCTTAAGAATGTAGTAACTCCAGAAGATTGGGAGTACATGGCAGATCATATTCAATATGACTTCATGTATGATAATCATTTTGCAGAACTCAAGAATGCAGAACTCACAACAGAGAGACTAAATCTTGCACAACTTGCAGAACCTTATGTTGGTAAGTATTACTCACAGGATTATGTTCGTCGTCAGATTCTACGTCAAACTGATGAGGAGATTATTGAACAGGATACTCTTATTGAAAAAGAGATTGAGAATGGTGTAATTCCTGATCCAAATGCAATGGTAGATCCAATGACCGGCGCGCCTACGGAGCCAGGTATTGCACCAACTGGTGGAACTCCAGATGCAATTCAGTCACCAACTTCACCTAAAGATCCAGAAGCAGATGGTGCCTCTAGTCCCGAAGGTGGTATCATCTAAATAATTTTTGTAGAATTAATTCTTTTTTATGGACGAACTTATGAATATGCTCGTCAGTCCAGACGAGTCATCATCACAAATTAGTGATAAGATCAAAGATATTTTGTTTGCAAAAAGTGCAGAAAATATTGAAGCCATCAGACCTAACGTAGCATCAACAATTTTTGATGGTCCAGAGGTAGAAGTTGAGGACGAAATTGAATCTGATATTGATTCAACAGAAGTTGATGATGAGGAATAATAAATAAGTATTATAGAACTATATCAGTATAATGTCAGCTACTAGACCCGTTGGAATTAATAGTACTATTACTACAAGTGGTACTTCTGCAACAACATCAGCTTTTCAACAACAGTCCGATTCCTTAAGGATTGTTGCCGAAGGTGCTGGTGTTCATGTCACTTATGGTGCAAATCCAGTTGCAACCACTTCTGATTATTATGTCTCAATTACAGACACTGCTGAAATTTCACTGGGTCCTGTATCATCTCAAAGAGTTGTAGATATTACAACTGGTACCACTACAATCATTGATTTTCCTGAAGGAACAGGTAGTCCTTTTGATGTGGGTGATGCGGTTACATTGACTGTAACTGGTCAATCAAACTTTGATTTTGAGCATAAGACTGTACTGAGTGTAAATAACACTTCTAATGTTGGAGGTTATTTCAACACAAGAATTGTAGTTGATTACAATTCAAGTTCAGTCACTGATGTATTTTCATCTCCAGATGCAACACTGAGAAAGTCTTTCAAAGTTGCAGTTAAGACAGATTCTGGAACTGGCAAGGCATTCATCCAACAAGTACAAGTATCCTGAGAACAATGAAACTAATCAGAGAAGAAATCGAGACAGTTGATTTTATCGTTGAAGAAAAAAACGGTAAAAAGTCTATGTTTATTGAAGGTATTTTCCTTCAAGGTGATATCTGCAATCGTAATGGCAGAATGTATCAAATGGAAACCTTGAGAAAGGAAGTACAAAGATATAACGAGAATCACATTCAAGCTGGTAGAGCACTTGGAGAACTCGGACACCCTGATGGCCCGACAGTTAATCTTGATCGTGTCAGTCACAAAATTGTTTCACTCAAAGAGAGCGGAAACAACTTTATCGGTAAGGCAAAAATCCTTTCAACTCCGATGGGTAAGATTGCAGAATCCCTCATTGGAGAAGGAGTTAAACTTGGTGTTTCTTCAAGAGGTATCGGTTCTTTGATGCAAACGAAAGAAGGTGTCAACGTTGTTGGTCCTGACTTTATGTTGGCAACTGCTGCTGATATTGTTGCTGATCCTTCTGCCCCTGATGCATTTGTTGAAGGTATCATGGAAGGTAAAGAATGGATTTGGGATGGTGGTATTCTGAGAGAATCACTTGCAGCCAAAACTTATAAGACCATCAATACTCTCGTCACTCAAAAACAACTTGATGAGAAGAAGGCTGATATCTTTAATAACTTCCTAAACAGTCTTTGATAATACTTATCTAAAAATATAAATTATAAATAAATATAGATTAAAAAAGGTTAATCGGAGTAACTTCAAATGTCTCGTGGAGATTTACAAGAAATGGAGCAATCTAAAACTGCTGTGAACGCGAACGCCAAACCTGCTGAGCCTATGTCAAGGCTCTCCAATCCAGGTGAAGGCCAGTCAGTATCTTATGAAGATCTTGGTGGTCCTACCCCTGAGAACTACAGTCCTACTAATGATTCTGCAAAACTTAAGGAACCAAGAATTGCAACAGTTAGTGATGTAGTCAACAAGGGTGCTAAAAAAGCAGAAGCCATGCAGAAAATGGCTAAGGAAGAAGCAGAAACAGAAGATGAAGTCCTCGAAGAGGAAGAGATTGTATCTGAATCTGAAGAAGTTACTGAAGAGGCTGTTGACATCGAAGAAGATGTAAATGCACTTCTTGGTGGTGAAGAGCTCTCTGAAGAATTCAAAGAGAAGGCAAGAGTCATCTTTGAAGCAGCATTAACCTCAAAAATCAAAGAAATCCAGGAAACCCTGGAACTCCAGTACGCCGAGCGTCTGGAAGAGGAGAGACAATCCCTGAAGGGAGAACTCACCGAAAGAGTTGACTCATACCTCGAATATGTCTGCCAAGAGTGGATGTCCGAGAATGAGTTGGCAATCGAACATGGTCTCAAGACCGAAATGACTGAATCCTTCCTGTCTGGCATGAAGGGTCTTTTTGAAGAACATTATGTAGTAATCCCTGAAGATAAGTATGATGTACTTGAGAGTATGGTAGAAAAACTTGATGATATGGAGACAAAACTCAATGAGCAAATCGACAAGAACATTGGTCTGAATAAGAGACTTGCTGAGTCTACTGCAGACGTAGTTCTTTCGGTTGTCTCTGAAGGTCTCGCCGAGACACAGAAAGAGAAGCTCGCTTCACTTGCTGAAAGTGTAGAGTTTGAAAGTGAAGAAGAATATCGTGAAAAGCTGGAGACCTTGAAGGAGTCATACTTCTCTAAGGCACCTACCGCAAAATCTGAAGCACCACAAACACTTTCTGAGAGTGTTGATTCAACACCCGCTCCCGTAGCATCTTCTATGGAAGTATATCTCAGAACCCTGGGTGCATTCAAAAAGTGAATTTAATATTCATTCAAACACAACTATAAGGTAAAAGCAAATGTTTCAATCAGAACATCTGCAGGAAAAGTGGAGTCCACTTCTCGACTATGAAGGTCCTGATCCAATCAAAGACGGTCATCGTCGTTCTGCAACCGCACTCCTGCTCGA